TCGTCGCCGGGAGGGAGATCAACCCCCAATACGTCGAATGTTACGCCGCCGCCATCGCCGATAAGTACGACCTCGACATTTCACGGGAGGCGGCAGCCGTGCTTTTGCGGGCATGAGGAGGTGGACATGATTTCGACATTATTGGGCGGTCTCATGGGCGGAATCTTCAGATTCCTGCCTGAACTGTTGAAGTTCTTGGATGCAAAAAACGAACGGTCCCATGAACTGGCTATGCAGGACAAGGCTCTTGAGTTTCAAAAGCTCAAAGGAGATCAGCGGATCGATGAAATCAACGCCCAGGGTCAACAGGACTGGAATACCCGCGCTCTTGATGCGCTTAAAGCCGCCATTGAGGGGCAGGATGCACCAAGCGGCATAAAATGGATCGATGGTTTCTCCAAGCTCATGCGGCCGCTGATCACTCTGCAATGGGTGGTGTTTTTGTACCCGGCGGTCATCGTGGCCAGCTTCATCGTCCATGTCCAATCCGGAATGCCGGTTTTGCAGGCGTTGCCGTTGGTGTTCGGCGAACAGGAGAAGGCGCTGGTCGCGGGCATTCTCAATTTCTGGTTCCTCGGCCGGGTGTTTGATCGGGTGAAGTGATGGGCGCATTGGAAACAGCGGCTGAAATTGCGAAGCAATTTGAAGGATATCGGGCAAAGCCCTACCTGTGTCCCGCCGGTGTGCCGACCATAGGATACGGCTCCACCATGTATGAGACGGGCCGGAAGGTCTCTCTTGCCGATCCGCCCATCGACCGGGAACGGGCCACGGAAATGCTTTTATGGGAGCTGCGTCGGTCGTTGACAGCCGCTTTACGCTACTGCCCGGTCCTTGCAACGAATGAAAATCGCCTGGCTGCCATAACGGACTTTGTTTACAACCTCGGCCCCGGTCGCCTCCAGACATCGACGTTGCGCAGGAGGATCAACCAGCAGAATTGGCCGGAAGCGAAAAAAGAATTGCTTCGCTGGACACGGGCAGGAGGAAAAATACTACCCGGCCTGGTGGCCAGGCGAACCGTTGAAGCGGGGTTGATCTGAATGGACGAGATCGATGTCGCCCAACAGAATGACGAACTATTCCGGCAGTCGGCGCTGAAAGCGCACTATGCCGGTAGGCAGGATACGCAGACGACAGCGAAGAGCGGCAAGGCAGGGCCTTCATCCGGCGGGAGAGGGACCCTGCCACGCCACAAAAACTGCTGCGACTGCGGAGAAAAAATTGAAACGGCGCGCCTGAAGGCCCTTCCCAATGCCATCCGGTGCATCGGTTGTCAAGAAATTTTCGAGAAGTTCCGGGGGGTGGCAAGGCACTGATGCACGAGTGGCAGATCATAGCCATATGTGCGACCCTGGTGGCGGCCATGAATGTCGTCGTCATGACCTATGTCAAGCATTCCATATCCAAGACGCTGTCGAATCTCGAAACGAAGTATTGCAGCACCAACGATCGGGTGGACCGGGTGGAGAGGCAAATCTATGAGCTCCGGGCGGATCTGCCTATCGGTTACGTCAGGCGCGAGGATTTCATCAGGCACGAAGTGGCCCTGAACGCGAAACTTGATCGTATATATGACAGGTTGGAGAAAATAAAGGGGGAATGATGGACATAGAAAAAGCCAGGCGGGAAGAGTTGAGGTGGCTGATTCTGCGGACATTGTATGCCGCGCAGCCTGTCGGAACCTCCGAGAACGTTATCAGAAACGCCATCGAGCCCCTGATGCTCGATATCACCGCCCACGAGATACGCCGCGAGCTCGATTACCTCGCGGAGCGCGGCCTCGTGATCGTCACGCAGCGCGACGCCTTGATCTGGATGGCGAAGATCAACGATCACGGCGTGGATGTGGTCGAGTACACCGTGGAATGCCACCCGGGGATCGCCCGGCCGAAGAAGTACTGGTGAAGACGATGCCGAAGCGGAGCAAAATCAAGCAACTGCCGCCGGAGATCCGCCAGGAGCTGGACCGCCGCCTCGTCGCGGGCGGCTTCAGGGACTACTCCGCCCTGGCCTCCTGGCTGGCCGAGCAGGGCTTCGAGATCTCCCGCTCCGCGGTCCACCGCTACGGCCAGGGCGTCGAGGAGCGCATCGAGAGGCTCAAGGCGGCGACGGACATCGCCGTCACCATCGCCGACGAGGTGGGCGACGACGCCGGCAAGGTCACCGACGCCGTCGTGAGGATGTACCAGGAGAAGATCTTCAGCGCCCTATTGGAGATGCAGAACGTGGATCCGGAGAGCATCGATATCGTCAAGCTCGGACGGGTGGTCGCGGAGATCACGAGATCAAGCATCTCGCAGAAGAAGTTCATGGCCGAGGTGAAGGAAAAAGCCAAAAAAGCCGTGGAGAATATCGAGCAGAAGGCGAAGAGGCGCATGGACCCGGAGCTTTTGAAGATCGTCAAAGAGGAGATCTATGGCATCGCGTAGCCCCGTGACCCTCTATCCGTACCAGCAGCGCTGGGTAGCCGACCAGAGCAAGTTCAAGATCGGCATGTTTGCGCGGCAGTGCGGCAAGACCTTCACGGCCACCCTGGAGATCGTCCTGGATTGCCTCGATGCGGAATCGAGAGGGCGCGCCTCCCGGTGGGTCATCCTCTCACGCGGGGAGCGGCAGGCCCGGGAGGCGATGGAAGAGGGTGTCAAGCGCCACCTTCGGGCCTTCAAAACGGTCTTCGACGCCCTGGAATACGACTGGGAGCCGGACGTCAAGGCGATGGAGGTGCAGCTCCCCGGCGGGAGCCGCATTACCGCCCTGCCCGCCAATGCCGACACGGCCCGGGGATTTTCGGCGAACCTGCTCCTCGATGAGTTCGCCTTTCATCAGGATTCCCGGCGGATCTGGCAGGCCGTTTTCCCTATCGTCTCCCGGAGTGAACTGAAATTGCGGGTCATCTCCACGCCGAACGGGAAAGGAAACAAGTTCTATGATTTGATGACGGCGGATGACGCCGTCTGGTCCAAGCATGTGGTGGATATTTATCAGGCCGTGGCAGATGGACTGCCCCGCGATCCGGAGCAGCTCAAGGCCGGCGTCAACGACGACGACGCCTGGGAGCAGGAATACGAATTGAAATGGCTCGACGAGGCCTCGGCCTGGCTGGACTACGACCTCATCGCCTCCGTGGAGCATGATCAGGCGGGCAAACCCGCCCTCTATGCCGGCGGGCCCTGTTATATCGGCAACGACATCGCCGCCCGGAACGACCTGTGGGTCGCCTGGGTATTGGAGCAGGTGGGCGACGTGCTATGGACCAGGGAGATCAACGTCCAGAAGCGGATCGCCTTTGCCGTACAGGATCAGGTTATGGACGAATTGATGAGGAAATATAGAGTCCTGCGCCTGTGCATGGACCAAACCGGCATGGGGGAAAAGCCCGTGGAAGACGCCGTGCGGCGCTACGGATCGATCCGGGTGGAGGGCGTCCTCTTCACCGGGACCAACAAGCAGGTCCTGGCCACCGTGGGCAAGCAGGCCTTTGAAGACCGGAAAATCCGGATCCCGATGGGTGACGGCGCATTGAAGGCGGACCTCCATAAACTCCGTAAGATCACGACCCCCACGGGATCGGTCCGCTTCGAGGCCGATTCCGACTCTTCCGGCCACGCCGACCGGGCCTGGGCCTGTTTTCTGGCCGTCTATGCCGCATCTTCGCCGACGGGGCCGGTGGAATATGAAACGGTTGCCCGGCGCCGCTTCGCCGCGTCACAAGATGCGCTGCCGACCGGCGCCTATATGCATCGAGGAGCCTGGTGATGGCCATTCTATTCGATCAATTTGGTAAAGAAATTCAGGTCTTGAAACAACCTGAGACCCGCGAGATCGCCGTGACGACGATCCGGGATCGCTGGTCGTCCTATCCGAGCCAGGGGCTTACGCCCCAGCGGCTGGCCGACATTTTCAAGGAGGCCGACGGCGGGGACGTTTACCGGCAGGCTGAACTGTTCGAGGAGATGGAGGAGAAAGACACCCATCTCTTTTCGGAGCTCCAGACACGGAAAAACGCGGTTCTGGGACTGGATTACGATTTGACGGCATGGTCGGAGTCTGCCGAGGACAAGAAAATCCGGGATTTTGTCGCCGATTGCATTTTTAACCTCGACAGCTTTGACGATGCCCTGCTGGACCTCCTGGATGCCATTGGAAAGGGTTATTCCCTATGTGAGATTCTTTGGAAAATCGACGGCGGCAAGGCTGTCATCGGCGGCCTGCCGTGGATTCACCCCAAGAAGGCTGTATTCTACGAACGGGGCGGCGACATGTGGGCCAAGAGCTTTGAGGTCCCCCGCATCGTTACCGAGGCGGAGCCCGTTTACGGGGAGGTCATGCCGCCTTTCAAGCTGGTTTACCACCGCTACAAGGCGCGCTCCGGCTATGACACCCGCGCGGGCGTCTTGCGGGTTTGCGCCTGGATGTACCTGTTCAAAAACTACTCTCTGAAAGATTGGGTGGCCTTCTCCGAGGTCTTCGGAATGCCGCTTCGCCTGGGTAAATATGATCCTGGCGCGAGCAAGGAAGACAAGGACGCCCTGGTGTCGGCCATCCAGTCATTGGGCTCCGATGCCGCCGGGATCATCTCCAAGAGCACCGAGATCGAGTTTGTCCAGGCCATGAAGAACGCCGGGACGGAGAATATCTATGAGGCCCTTGCCAATTTCTGCGACCGGCAGATGTCGAAGGCCATCCTCGGCCAGACGGCCACGACGGAAGGAACGCCCGGCAAATTGGGCAACGAAGATGCCCAGGACCGGGTGCGCCGGGATCTGATGAAGGCCGACTGCCAGGCGATTGAAAAGACGATTCGGTTCCAGATCGTGCGCCCCCTGGTGGGCTATAACTTCGGGTGGGACAAGCCCCTGCCCTGGTTCAAGCTCATGTTCGAACCGCCCGAGGACCTAAAATCGCTGAGCGAGGTCTACAAGAACCTGCGGGAAATGGGGCAGCCCATGTCCGCCGAACATGTATCGGATCGCTTCAAGATTCCCCTGCCGAAGTCCGGGGAGACGCCCCTCGGCGATGTCAGACCCGAACCGCCAGGCAAAAAGACCCCGCTGGCGGCCAAATTTAGCCCTCAGGCGCGTTTTCTGCCCGGATATGACCTTGTCATCGCCTCGGGGGAGAAAATCGCTTTTACGCCCGATCAGGAGGCCGTGGAGGGGCTTGTCGATGCCGTTCTGGATCAGGCAGCCTACTCCCTGGCCGGAAACGAGCAGGCGATCCTCGCCGCCGTGCAGGCATCCGACAGCTACGAGGAGGCCATGCAGCGGGTGCTCGAACTCTATCCGGCCATGAACATGGATGAATTGGCGCTGCTGCTGGAAAATGCCGGTCTGAATGCCGAGGCCTTCGGTCGCTATACTGCCGTCGGGGAGGGAAAATGATCGACCTGAAGCCTCTGCCGATGGCCGAAGCGCAAGTGTTCTGGCGGGACAAAGTGCCGATGTCTCCCGGGCAATTCGCGCGGCTTTCCGATGAGGCCAAGACGCGGGCCTTTGCCGTCTCCGGCATCGCCAAAGGGGATGAATTGACGACGGTCATGCAGGCCATTCAGAAGGCCATTGACCAGGGGACGACCCTGAATGATTTCAAGCGCGATTGTGCGGCGATCTTTGAAAAACGGGGCTGGACGGGAAAACGCGCCTGGCGGATCGACAACATCTTCCGGACGAACATCCAGACGGCCTACAGCGTGGGCCGGTACCGGCAGATGATGGAGGTCGCGGACGCCCGGCCTTACTGGCAATACAGCGCCGTCAACGACTCCCGGACCCGCCCGACGCATGCGGCATTGAACGGAAAGGTCTTTCCGTTCGATCATCCCTTCTGGAGGACATGGTATCCGCCCAACGGCTTTCGCTGCCGGTGCGGCGTGGTGACGCTCTCGGCGAGCGAGATGGAACGGGAGCAACTGACGGCGGAAACGGACGACCCCACGGGAAAGCTGATCGAGCCCATCGATCCGAAGACGGGGAACAAGATGCCGGCGCGGCTGCTCATGCCGGATCGCGGTTTTGAATTCAACCCCGGTCAAACCGTCTGGGGCGGCGTGGTGGACGCGGCGGACCGGCCGGGCAACTGGGAGGCGCTTCCGGGGCTGAAGACCGCCGGAGACTACCGGCGCAAGGTCCTGACCAACGTCCGGCCCGGAGATATCGCCGATCTGGACGAAACGGCCCTGCTGCCGGCCGGGCAGGAGGACGCCTTCTACAAAGCGGAATTCTTGAGACTCTATGGTGAGGAAAAGGTCGTCAGGGATATTCTGGGAGAACCGGCCATCCTGTCCCTTCGGGCGTTCATGGAAAACAAGACGCCGGGTTCCGAAACATGGAAGTTCAGCAAGGGCGGGCACGGCGTTTCGATACCGCTCCTGGAGGAAATGATGCTCACGCCCTATGAGGTCTGGCTGACGCCTCAGAAAAATGAGGCCGGCCGAATCAGGCTGGCTAAACGCTATATTTCGCTATGGAAAACAGCGGACAAACAGAGGGTCGGCGGATACGCGGCTTTTGAGGTGGTTGAAGGGGTGTTTCAGGGGATTACGGCATTCATACCGATGAGGGGCGGAAAGCCGTCGGTGGAATATGTGGATGCGCAAAGACTCGGACTGCTGCTGTATCAGAGAGGACGATGACCGGAATGGCTCACACCCCGGCCCGTTTGAGTAGTTCGGTAGGGTGGCCCCCTCTTTCTCAAACGTTCCCCATATCGGGGAAAACGTTAAGCCGGTAGGGGCTGAAAGTCAAGGGAAATATGCAGATTCAGATACACGTCAACGACACGGAAGTCAACAAGGCCCTGTCCGATCTTTCGGCCCGCATGCGGAACCTTAAGCCCGTCATGCGGGAGATCGGCGAGATTGTGCGGACGTCGGTGGAACGGAACTTCGCCGCCGGCGGGCGTCCGAAATGGGGCGAGTCGGCGCGGGTGAAGCGGGAGGGCGGGCAGACCCTGTCTCTGACCGGCAGTCTCCGGCGGTCCTTTGCACGCACCGACGCAGTTCAGGCGGGCAATGACCGGGTCAGCGTGGGCACGAACGTGGTCTATGCCGCCATCCACCAGTTGGGCGGAAAGACGAGCCCCACGGTAATCACGCCGAAGAAAGCCAAAGCCCTCTTTTGGCCGGGGGCCCGGCATCCGGTGAAGTCGGTGAATCATCCCGGATCGGTGATCCCGCCCCGCCCCTTTCTGATGGTGCAGAACGAGGACTGGACGGAGATCAAGAATGTCATCAACCGTTATTTATCGGTGAGGTAACACCATGAAACATCTGATCTTATCGGTTTTGAAGGAGATGACCGGCGCGCCGTCGGAGTTCCAGCTCCTCCCCCGGGGAAGGATCGATATCGCGGGCGACGAACCGGCCTATCTCTACGACCAGGAAGCTGCTGCCCTGATTGAAGAATTCAAGAAGCGGGGCAACGACATGGTCGTCGATTACGAGCATCAGACGATGCAGGATGTCCAGGCCCCGGCGGCGGGTTGGATCAAGCGCCTGGTCTGGAAGGGGACGGAAGGGTTGTGGGCGGTGGTCGAGTGGACGTCAAAGGCGGCGGAATACCTGAAAAACCGGGAATATCGCTACTTTTCGCCGGTGATTTGGATCACGGCGAAAGACCGGCGCGTCATCCTGCTGGAAAACGTCGCCCTCACCAACCAGCCGAAGATCAACAATTTGAGACCGCTCATGGCCAAGATGCGCCACGAGGACGATCAAAAACAGGAACAGGAGGAAATTATGATCGAGAAACTGAAAAAGCTGTTGGGATTGGCCAATGAAGCCGGGGAGGACAAAATCGAAGAGGCTGTGACCCAGCTCGTGGCCAAGAACGCGCAACTGGAGGCCGATGCCGCGAAAGTCGTCGCCTGCAAAGAGGTCATGGACGCCCTGGGCGCAAAAGAGGGGGCGGGAAAAGACGAGGTCGTCCAAATCGTCGCCTCCCTCAAGGCCCCGGCGGACGTGGCCAAGACCCTCAGCCTGGAAGTGGCGGAACTCAAAAAGAAAATCGCCGCAATGGAGCAGGAGGATCTGATCTCGCTGGCCCTGAAGGAAGGTAAGACGAGCCCCGAAGAGCTGGACAAGTGGGGCCGCGACCTGGCCGGGAAATCGCCGGAGCAGTTCCGGCAGATCGTTCTCTCCCGCCCGGCGGGCAGCGTGATCCCCGTGGACGGCATCAAGATCGCCGCCAAAGATACCCGGGACGCGGTGGATGACGCTCAGCGAACCATCAACGAGATGATGGGCATCGACGAGGAAACCTTCAAGAAATACAACAAATAAGCCACTCCCTGATGGGAAAAGGAGGAAAACATGACCGCACTATCTGCAGACAAGAAGACCGAATACCGGGAAGGAGTGGACATCTCCATTCCCGTGGACGACGGGGACAAAATTTATGCCGGGGCGATGGTCAGCGTCAACGCCGACGGGTACGCCGTGGCGGCAGGTGACACGGCCTCGACGCTCTTTGTCGGCATCGCCCGCGAACAGGCGGACAACAGCTCCGGCCAGGACGGCGACATCAACGTCACGGTGCGCCGCCGGGGCCTCTTCAAGATGTCCTTCGCCACGCCGATTACCATCGCCAACGTGGGTGACAGCGTCTACATCGCCGACGACCAGAACGTCGATCTCGTGGGAAACGTGACGAATAAAATCTTCGCCGGGATCATCGCCGAATACATCGATACGACCCACGCCTGGATCGATATCGAACCGGCCGTCCGCCAGTCGGACGCCGCCGCGCACATCGTCGACGGCAGCGCTGCCCATGCCGCCAGCGCCATCTCCATCGCCGACGCGGGTACGTTCACCGACCAGGCCGAGGTGGAGGCCGCCCTGCAGGAGATCTACCAGAGCCTGCTCACCGCCAAAGGGATCATCGATATCCCGCTCCCCTATTTCACGGACGCGGGCGCCGCCCTGGCCGCGTTTTCCAACGGCGACAGCATGGTTCCCGGCTACTGCGTCACGGCAAAGGGGCTGGGCATCCGCTGGAACAACCACGCCACCCCGGGCGCGGTAGGGACGAAGGTCGTCATCCCCCCCGACATGGACGTGACCGCCAATGCGGTGCTCCATATCCTGGCTGCCAAGACCGGCGCGACCGAGGGCGACGCCACGAAATTCACCGTCGCGGCCTACAACAACGTGGTCAATGAACTCTATGACGCCGATTCCAACTTCGGCGGCGACACCGGCGCCATGACCGGAAACGCCACGGCCAAGACGGTGCAGCATGTGACCCTCACCCTGGCCCTGGCCAATCTCGCGGCTTACCCGGCGGCAATGGAACTGACCATCAAACCGAAAGACGGCACCCTCGGCACGGACGACGTGATCCTGCTGGCAGCGTGGATCGAGTACCAGAAGAAGCTGCTGACGGCGTAACCAATACCTTGACCGGGGAGAGAACAGCGTTCTCTCCCCACAGCCAAAAGAAGGAGGATGAAAATGATTGTCAATCAAGCGAATTTGCAGGGAATTTATAAGTCGTTCAGCACCGTTTTCAACCAGGCGTTCGATGCGGCGCCCAGCCAGTGGCCCCTGGTGGCCATGCAGGTGCCGTCCACCGGACGGAGCGTCGACTACAAGTGGCTGGGCGATTTCCCCATGATGCGGGAATGGCTGGGCGACAGGGTGCTGAAGGACCTGTCCGCCTTCAAGTATGAGATCACCAACAAGGACTACGAGGCCACCATCGAGGTGGATCGCAACGACATCGAAGACGACCAGATCGGCGTCTATACGCCCATGATCCAGGGGCTGGCCCAGGCGGCGAAGGTGCATCCCGACATCCTGGTCTTTGCCCTGCTCAAGGCCGGATTTGCCACGGAATGCTTCGACGGCCAGTATTTCTTCGACTCGGATCATTCCGTCAACGGCGCGTCCGTTTCCAACACCGGCGGCGGCGCGGGTACCCCCTGGTACCTCCTCGATCTCTCCCGGCCGATCAAGCCCATCGTCCTGCAGATCCGGAAGCGTCCCCAGTTCGTGTCGATGGACAAGCCGGACGACGAGAATGTCTTCATGCGGAAGAAGTTCCGCTACGGCGTCGATGACCGGAAGAACGTCGGCTACGGACTGTGGCAGCTTGCCTACGGCAGCAAGCAGACCCTGAACGCCACTTACTATGCGGCGGCCAGGGCGGCCATGATGGCCTTCACCAACGACGAGGGCGTGCCGCTGGGCATCACTCCGACTCACCTGGTCGTCCCTCCGACCCTGGAGGCCAACGGCCGGGCCGTCGTGGAAGCGCAGTTCGACGCCACCGGGGCGAGCAACGTCTGGTACGGGACCGCGAAGCTGGTAGTCGTGCCGTGGCTGGCGTAACGATAACCTTGCGGGGGAGCGGGCCCGCCCCGCTCCCTCCCGGTTGCACGGACCGGATGAAGGGGGAGCGGGAAAAACGCTCGACAAGGAGGAGTTGAAGATGATCAAAATCAGAAGCAAAAAAGCCGGGTTCAGACGGTGCGGCATCGCCCATCCGAAAGAGGCCGTGCAGTATCCCGATGACCGGTTCAGCGAGGAGGAATTGGCCATTCTCCAGGCGGAACCGATGCTGGTCGTGGAGATCGTCAAGGAGCAGGAAGAAAAAGCCGCCGATGCCGATGCGTCTCCGGCCACGGAAGCGGATGAAACCGGCAAAGAATCGGCCAAAACAGGAAAGAAAGGCAAACGGTAATGGCTTACTGCACCCAGGACGATATCCTGAATCTGCTCAATGAAACCGCGCTGATTCAGTTGACGGACGATGACGGCGCGGGCGAGATCGACACCGATAAAGTCACCCGCGCCATCGCCGATGCCGATGCCACCATCGACGCCTATTGCCAGGATCGATATGCCATTCCACTGTCCCCCGTGCCGGCGAAGATTCGCCAGATCAGCGTGGATATCGCGGCTTACAATCTCTATTCCCGCAGCGACCTGGAAATGCCGGAAATCCGGGCGGACAGAAACAAAGAAGCGATTCGTTTCCTGGAAAAGGTGGCGGAAGGGAGAATCAAGCTCGGATCGGCGACGCCCTCTCCCGCCAATACGGACAATGCAGTGAATATGGATTCCAATGACCGGATCTTCACCAGAGACAAGATGTCGGGGTTCTAAATGATCGAGACGATTCAGGACGCAATCATCACACAATTGCAGAAGATCACAGGCGTGGTCAGCGTCGGCGTCTGGCAGGGCGATATCGAGGATCTGCTCAAGTCGCCCCAGCGCCTGCCCGCCCTGAACGTGATCTACCACGGCGCGGACTACGAGGAGAAAAAGGTCATAGGCCAGAACCGGGCGGATCACCAGATGGACTTTCTCATCGTCCTGGTCTCTCGCAATCTCAAAAGCAGGGAGGCCGGTGCATCCGAAGCCTACACGATCATCGAGGCGGTTAGAAACTACCTCATCGGCCACCAGATCAGCACGTACGGGTGGCTCTGGCCTGTCCGGGAGGACCTGGTGACGGCTGAGGGAGGGCTCTTGGTCTATGGGCTCAATTATCGTTTGAAGACGAATATCATCGCAACCGAGCCGGTCCCTGAACCGGAACCGTAAAAAGGAGGATCTATGAAAAAACTCTACTATGACGAAGGGCCGAACATCATGAGCTGCGGCATCGCCGGCCAGTTCAAGATCGGCGTCCCCAAGGAGGTGCCTGACGACCTGGCGGACATCCTGCTCCGCAAGGGGAGGCTGAAGGAATACCAGGAAAACCAGCCGGAGATCGCAGCCGGCCGAGGCAAAAAGGGAAAGGAGGAATAACCCATGTCCCAGCAGTCAGGCGCCAATGCCGTGTTGATCTTCGACACGGAGACGACCTACAAGACCACACCGAGTTCGCCGGACGCCCATGTCCTGCCGTTCACGACCGAGTCTCTAAGGCTGAACCGGAATCTCGTGACGTCCAATACGATTCGTTCGAACCGCAACCCCCAGGCCCCGGTCCGGGGGAACGTGGACGTTGCCGGCGACATAAACTTTGAGCTTTCGCCGCAGTATGGGCGGCTTTTTAAGCACATTTTCGGGACCTATAGTAAATCCGGTTCCTCGGCCCCCTATACGCACACCTACAAGATCGGTGCCCTGCCCGTCGGGATGTGCATCGAAAAACAGTTCACGGACCTGGC